TTGTTGTTTTCAGAAAAGGATTCTCTTGAGGTGTCGGTCGGTCAGATGATGGGTTCGCTCCTATCATTCCCCTTCCTTTGCCTTCAGAATTATCTCTCTTTCCGGTGGGCCTTGTCCTGTTCCGGTGTGAGAGGTTCTGTTCCTGTTCTGATCAATGGCGATGACATTCTTTTCCAGGCGCCCACTGAGGACTTTCCTCAGGCCTGGTTCGGTGTGGTTTCTTCAGTCGGCCTCGAAGTCGAGCGGACTAAGACTTCCGTGGCACAGGAGTTCGGCTCCCTAAATTCTACGCTTCTGCGGTGGAATGAAGGTGGCTTTCTTGCCCCTGTGTGGTCGCCTCGGTTTGGGATGCTCCGTCCAGCAGAACATCCTGGCTCCTTGGGTCGCTCCTTCTTGGAGTTCCTCAAGTTTTCGCCTTCCGAGTACAGGTTCCGCGCCGGCAAGGTCTGGTTTGATTGGCACATCGGAGAACTTCGGTCCTCCGGTGTCGCTCTCCCAGACCTCGGCTTCCGCGGCCTGTTGGCCAAGAGACTCGCCTGTCTCTACCACGTCTCGCACTTTCCTTCTTCAGAGTTTCCAAGTTACTTTCGTAGCCATGGGGTATCGATGACCGGGGACTTTGTCTCCCGGGTCGAGGCCTCCGCGCTAAGTAAGGAGGAACTCTTCCAATCTTCAGTGGAGGTTGCTGCTGGCAAATGGTCTGCGGGTTATTCGGCTGTTGACCGGGTTCGTGAGGCAATTCTCTATTGTCTCGCCCGTTCTGCAGCCAAGGGTCGTCGTAATGATTACCCAACCGTAGATCTGATGTTTGCAGATCCAGCGGAGCTTCGATTTCATCTTTCGGGAAGAAATCGTGTCTCCTCTGTGTTAACACGCCGTGTTTCGACGAAGCCTTTCCTCGCTCCTTTTGAGGAGGTTAAGGATGTCCTCGTGGCCTTTACAGTCATAAGTGACATTTCCCCCGACCTCGGTCGCGGGGATCTTCCGTCGTATTTTCCTGTCGCTGGCGTCGGCGACATGGCGACTGTAGTTTGCGGGTAGACGCGCCCGCGTCGGGAGAGCCGGCCACGTGCTAGACGTGTCCCTCTCTTCCTTTCTGTAGGCGAGAACGGTTAGGCTCCGTGTGGTAATTCCGCACGGATGAAGCCCGTCTGTATCTCGTTCTGTTGGGCTCGGCCTCTGTTGCGGCCGGACTGCGCACGACGTACAACGTTTGGAGTACGTATAAATCCCTTTCAGTTATCCCTGCCAGTGGCAATGCTGGACTTGCGACCTGTGTTCCGGTCGGGGGGGAGATGGGGAGCGTGCGTCCTCGAATCCGAGGAGGCCTTTTAGTCGAGAGGCGAAAAAGGAAGAGCCGAAGGGGCCCTTGAATGAGTGGATGATTGGTGGATTAGGCTTCGTAGACCTGCTACGTGTAAGTTGCTCCCCAGGAGCTAGCCTAAGCTCAGACCGAATCGGTGAAGCGAAAGGAATGAATGGACGTCGTCGTTGTGGTGACGACTGGAGGACGTAGTTCTTGATTGGACGAACCTCCGATGGTGGCCCCTGGGCACCACCTTCTGCGCACAGCGC